CAGACACTTCACTTTCAAATTGCATTCTAAGTGTTGCCCCTGCAGCGTCTGCCCATTCAGGAAAATATCGTTCGAACCAGGCCATACTTTACCCTATATATTCATTTCGTTTATTTGTTTCTTCTATTACTGCAATAAGTTGATCTCCATCTGCTACAAGAGTACCTGTTAATTTTTCATTACCACCCCTGTTAATCATAGAAAACATATTTTGCTGTTGCTGTCTGGTTAAAATCATTTCACCACTATTTACTAACGCGGGGACTTTATCACCTATAAATGAATTACCGGGGACTATACCACCAGTGGCAAATTTAGGTACACTTGCTAACGCAGCTACTACTGCGGCAACAGATGCTGCAATTGCTAATATGTTTAATGGAAATGGATATGCAGAACCTGAAGTAATAGCTCCTGATATAGCAGATGCCTCATTTGCTAGAACTTCTAACCTTTTTGCTGCTACTACGTCCTTGATGACAGAAATCATCTTTCCAGCTGCACCTATTATGTCACCTGCATATTTAATCCAATCACCAAATGCTGAATTTACTGTACCAATAGCATCACCCATAAAATTAAATACATCTCCAAGTAAATAAGCAGATTCCCTGAATATTTCATTTTGTTCTATTGCTGCTATTACCTGCTCTGTGTAAGTTGGTAACCAATCAAAATCTGGCATAGGAATAGGAACATCCTCGGGTTGGACTGCAATTAATGGAGCACCTGTAATAGATTTTATTTCACTAGGAGCAGGTAGCCTTGCTGATGCATCCATTAAAGCCTTCCTCTTTGCTCCAAGTGATTTTATTTCATCATTTATAGCACCTATTTCAGCTTCAGAAGCGGCCGCTCTTTGTTTAGTTAGTTCTGCTACTTGCTGTTCTATCTGTTCTAATGCTCCTAACTTAGGTTCAGTATTTAAGACTTTTTTCTTTTCATTTAATGCTACAATTTCATTATCAATAGCCTGTATTTCAAGTTTTGATGCTATTTCCCTTAAATCCATTAATGCTTGTATTCTGGTTTCAATAGCTTCAATTGAATCTGTTTTAGGTGATGCACCAAGTACATCTCTTTTTTCAACTAATTTAGCTATCTCAGCATCTATATCTTTTATTTCTTCTACTGATGCAGTAGTTCTTTTTTCCTCTAATTCTGTTATCTTATTACCAATTGCAGTTAAAGATTGTAATTTTTCGATTGAACTAGCTTCACTACCACTAACAGCCTCTAGTGCTTCAACCTTCTTTTTCATTTTATCATATTCTTCAGTAACATTTGCTAATTCTATTAATAACTCTTTTTGTGCTTTTTTTGATTTTCCTAATCCAGAAAGTGCTGTTGTGAAACCAGCAAATTTAACTTGATTCAATTGTTTTTCCTGTGCAGTTGCATTAGCGATATCTGTTAATGTTACATCACCATATTTTTCTCTTAAAGCAATCAAATCTTTACTTAAATCTCTTTCTTTTCTAATTTCCTTTTGATATAGTCTTTCTAATTCAATCTTATCTTCATCAACTACTGCTAATTTAATTCTTTCCTTGTATGCAGCATTTACATTTCTTAATGCTACAACTAAATCTTCATTAGTTATCTTTTCTGCATCTAGATTTCCTAGAAAATCAGGGTATTCTGCTTGTATTTCTCTAATAGTTTGTAATCTAGCAGTTTCAGATATATTAGTTTCTGTGATTGACTTTACTAAAAGATTTAATTCATCTTTTTCTCTTGTTAAGGCCGTAGATTGCTTATTGATTGTGGTAAATACTCTATTTCCTAGATCAATAAAAGGTGCAAAACCATTTAACACTAAATTACCAAAATTAGTTTGTGCATTTGCTATACTAGCACTGAATTGTGCCATCTTTTGAGCGTCTGTAAGGATTACATCACCCATCTTTACAAGTTCTCTGTCGGTAATGTTACCAACAGCGGTCATAAAGTCACCTGTCTTTTTAACTTCGGCACTTAACTCTGTAGCGCTAATACCCAAGTTGTCCAAGATCATTACACTTTGTCGACCTAAACCTGTTGTAAAGGAATCTACTAAGTATTCGACAGACTCACCTGTTTGTGCTGCCCTCTTAGTCGCAAACTCAAGTCCTTTGGCAAGGACATCTAATGGAATCTTAAAGTTGTCTGCCTTAATTGAATTTTGCATCAATTGAAGGTCAGATACAGTTCCACGAGTTGCTTTTCTTAAATTCTGTAATACTTTTTCGCTATTATCAAATCTCTTAAACGCTTGTGTTACACCCTGCATACTAGCAGCAAGCATTGCGGCTTCTTTACTAAAACCTATAATTTTCCCAACAGCAAAAGCACCTGCAACTATACCACCAAGTTTCTTAAAAGAACTTGTTAGAGCCTTACTTTGCCCTTGAGTTTTCTTTCTGAAGTTAGCAAACTTTTTATTTGTATCATTTAATGCGGTAAGAAGTTTTTCATTCTTCCCGATCATTTCGAATGTAATATTGGTTTTGTTGGCCATTTAATTCTCCTGCCCTAAATTACTAAATTGTGTTGAAGCTTTCAAGAGCTTTTGAGTTTTAACCTTATCTGTTAATTTAGGAGAACTTTTCTTTTTATCCCAAAGAAACGGCATATACTCTTCCATTGAAATCTTCTTTTTAAGGTAAGGAGAAATAGAGTTATAAGCAAGGATTCTAGTCCTCTCCCATTCGGATTGACTTCTTTCTAAGAAACCCTCTGAGGCCAATTGGAATCCAGCAGGTGACATATCATCCAAAAAATATTTTGGATCTATACCCATTGTTCCTACTGCAGTCTTATAGAAAGATTTGACTGATCCTATTTCTCTACTTTCTTTTTTTTTTCAGTACTATCATCACCATCAGATAATACATCTAGTACATCTAAATCGTCTAGTTTATCTATAAAATCTTCATATTTTAACTCAAACGGTAATTTTGCATACTTCATTCCACTTTTTATACCGCAATATAAAAACATCGCAGAATCATTTAAATTATCAATCTGATTAATAGTTTTACCAGACATTTTTTCATATTCAATAAACGCCCTGAAATTTGGACGATAATGGTATTCAGTACCTTCTATATTGATCTTTTTGCTTTCAATTTCCATTTCTTCCTACTTTAAGAAGTTAGTCCCCGAAGGGACTAACTATTTAATTTTACTTATTGAACAATCCAAAGTCGGCTGCGGCTAGTTCAAATGAAACATTATATGTTGCATTATCTTCTAGTGGTGCAGATAAATCGAAATTTGTAAATATGAAAGATCCAGTTGCATAGAACTCAGAACCAGTACTCGGTGAAGAATCGGTTTCACTTATCGCGTCTGCGAAAATTAATTTCACTTCTTCCCTTTCGATTACTAGATTCATAAGTTGTTCAAATCCAAATGAATCAGAATGAGCTGAAAATCCTTCAGCTGTTCCCGTTACATCAAGACGACCAGAAGCACGTGTTACCCACTTACCACTGGTTTTATTAGATGTGTCACGAGTTGATTGATTGATGTTAAGCGTGTGGTTTGTTGCGCTTGCAATTGGAGTCCAAGACCCTGATTCAACTGAACCGCTTCCACTATATACTAACATACTTGATCCGTTTAGTATCATTTTTTTATCTCCTTTAATATTGTTTAATGTTTGTTCTAAAACTAAGATTAATTTGGTACGCATCACCGTCGATATCATAATCTTCGGTGTATCCTTCTAACAAAGCAGCTGTAATCACAGTTGTATCATATGTCCCATTAGCTCTTTCAAGAGCACTTCGAACAGCTAGTGCAACTGTATTAGCTTCTGCGTAAGATTTGGCAAATATTCTGATTTGAAAATGTGCTGCATCACCGGCCCACCCTTGCTTAAAATATTCAGCATTAATTTCAGTGATTAAATAGCTAATAGCAGGTAACTTAGTATTCTCTTCCATAAGGATCGGATATATCTTTGTTCCTACTAATGCAGTTAATGCACTGTCATTTGTGAGTATTGATGTTATAGTCTTTCCTATCATACCTTTATTCCAAATTTCTTTATGCTGCTGTTAATTTTACTTTCCAGCGCTTTTGTTATATTCTGTTGTGCGCTACTTATGGCTCTTTGTGAATGTTGTCTTATCGCATTAGACCAGTAGCCCCATTTGCGAATTAATCCTCTATTATGTCCGGCTGATGTCTTTCTCATTCCAGTACCAAGATCTAATAGATGAACTAATTGTCCTCCTTTCCTATTGATTGGCTTTGCTCTATATCCAATCACTCCTCTTTTCAACTTCACACTTCCTAAGGCGGTTGCTCCTCTATCTACACCATATTTGGCCCTCATCTTCCGATTGACCCCTGAATACGGGTGAGCTTTACTGCGATATGCACTTTTACCAGCACTAATCATAGGAGCTATACTCCTGCGAATTGCATTCTCTATTACTTTTTTCTGTTCCCGTGGTTTAAACGACTCTAATATTTTAATAGCCTCTTTAATTCCACTTATTTCAACCTTTACTGCTGTCATTACATCTCCAATAATTTCGAACAAGTAATAATCATACCAGCATTTGGTTCCATAATTGATATATCTTGAATTTCATAAATTTGATCTTTAAATTTAATTCGAGTTGTTCCATCAATAGATTTTTTATATCTAATAGTGAAAACTATATCAGCTGCAGGAAACAATTGGTCATTAACTATTTGTGATTTACCACCCATGTACTTGACATCAGCTCGGACAGACGAATCATACACATATTCTTCACTATATCCAGAATAATCATCTCTGACGTTTTCCTTCTTATAGAAATAGATTTTATGTCTAAGTTTGCCTGCTCTCATTATGCTATTGTCCAGTATTTATGTGGAAAAATTAAATAATCCAAAGTGTAAGGAACTGATTTTACATTCAAACCTGTTACAGGCTCACGATTCTCGTACCATTGTGATACTAAAATCCTTGTTGCATGTTTCAAATCTGCTGGTAAATCACTTAAAGATCCACTCAGTATTAAATTACTGAGTGTGATCCCTAAGTTTTGTTCTAGAGAAGCTTCGGCTACATCGATTAGTTCTGTAATATACCTGTCATCTTCGTCAAATTCCACTCTTAAGTGGTCTTTTGCTTCTTCTAATGATATATAAGCCATTGATTGCTCCTAGTTTTATTTCAAAATTATACAGTGAATGAATTAACTGCGTGACTTGTGCTTCTGAAGAAACCTGCA